CCCTCTATAAGGCAGAGGAGGAAGCCTACCAGCACCTGGTTGCGCAGGGGTTTAAGGCATTGCTCCCCCTGCTGATCGACCGGGCACGGGATGGAAGCAGGCGAACAAGGCCACTGTTCATCCGCTACCTGTTTGCTCGCTTTGATGTTGATGCTGATCCCTGGCGCTACATAGTTTCGACCCGCGGGGTCGAGCGCATTATCTCTGTTACGCCTGATGAGCCTTTGCCAGTGCCGGTGGGTGTGGTGGAGGCTATTGCCGCGGTGAACCCGGTGGACCTTTACGGGCCAGACCCCATGACGCCGGTCAAGCGCGGGGCTCGAGTGAAGGTGTTGGGTGGCGCTTTTGAGGGGCACGAGGCTATTTGCAGGTGGTCGTCGAGGCGGCGTGTTGAGGTTCTGATGCGGCTTATGGGCGGCGAGAAAGTGGTTCGGCTGGACCGGTCAGCGGTTCAAGAATTTCCACAAATTACCTAACCCCTTGTAAATAAAATGTATCCGAGTATATTTATATTATGAGTGAGAATGGAGCCCTTGTAAAACGCAAGGCTGGTCGCCCCCATGGTTCCAAGAACAGGGAGAAGCGCACCCCAGCAAGCGAGGCGGTAGCGCGCAGCCGTGCTCTACTGGAGCACGACCGCAACATCCCCGAATGGATCGGGGTCATGACGCCTCGCGACGTGATGATGCATGCGATGGCCAAGACCGCGGCGCAGCACGATTGGATAACCGCAGCCAAGATCGCTGCCCTGGTCGCCCCCTACGTGCACCCGCGCTTGGGCCAGATCGACATCAAGGTGACCGACGACCTGGCCGGCAAGAGCGAAGCCGAGATCGAGCGCGAGATCCGCGAGTTGGAGCGCCAGGTCGCGGTCATGGATGTGGGGCCTGACGGCGTGGTTCGCAGCAACCCCGGCGCTGATCACTTCGATGAGCCTGAAGTGGAAGCACCACCTGCCCCACGCACGAACCCCGAGCCGCTGATCATTGATGCGGATGGGAATGCGTTGAACTAGGATGTTTGGGTCAACCGCCCCCGGCCTGCCACCATCCGACCGCCGCGCCGGGTTGGAGCGCCTGCTGAAGCTGCGCCAGGAGCAGCACCGCAGGTTGTGCCGTTCGTCACTGCTGGCTTGGGCCATCGAGGAGCGGAGCACATACCACGAGGTTCCCGCCGCGCCCCATCGCCTGATGCTGGAAAAGCTGGCTGCGGTGGAGCGCGGCGAGATCGACCGCTTGATGATCATTGCCCCACCGAGGCATGGAAAATCGGTCTATACGTCACGCATATTCCCAGAACACTACCTAATCACCCACCCGCGGGCGGCCATCATTGCGGCGTCGCACACCTACTCCCTGGCAGAGGACTTCGGCCGCAGTGTCCGCAATACGGTGATGGAGCACCACGATACGCTGGGCTACACGCTTCGCGCCGATAGCGCGGCAGCGGGCAGGTGGAATACGTCGCGTGGGGGGCAGTACATCGCGGCGGGTGTGGGGATGGCCCTGTCAGGGCGCCCAGGTGACCTAGTATTGATCGATGATCCAGTTCCAAATCGCGAAGCAGCGGACAGTCAAACGCAGCGCGACAAGACGTGGAACTGGTATAGAGGCGACATTTACCAGCGGCTTCAGCCCGGTGGTAGTATAGTTGTAGTAATGACGCGCTGGCACCCGGACGATCTGGGTGGCAGGCTGCTGGAGGCCGAAAAAGCCGGCGGTGATCACTGGGAGGTGCTGCACCTCCCTGCCATCTGTGACCAAGAGGACGACCCCTTGGGGCGCGAGATCGGCGCTGCGCTCTGGCCTGAGTGGGTCAGTGTTGAGGCGCTGGAGCGCATCAAGCGTGCCATCGGGGAACAGGACTTTGCCGCCCTGTTTCAGGGCAGGCCCCGCGCTGCCGAAGGCAACCTGTTCAAGACCAGCAAGATCAAGGTCATTGACGCGATCCCATATGGCCGTGGCGATGTCGTGCGGGGCTGGGACCTGGCAGCGACCGAGCAGAAGCCCGGGCAGAAGAGCGGCGGCCCGGCGTGGACGGCGGGCGTCAAGCTCATGCGGACTTCGAGCGACGGCTACATCATCCTGGACGTGCGCCGCATACGTGGCGGGCCGGAGGAGGTGGCGGAGCTGATCCTCAACACGGCGCGGGCTGACGGGAGCGAGGTTAAGGTTTCGCTGCCGCAGGACCCTGGATCGGCAGGAAAAGTGGTTGCCCTGTACTACACGCAGTTGCTTGCAGGCTACAACGTCATTGCGTCGCCAGAAAGCGGTAGCAAAATCGAACGGGCAAACCCCGTGGCCGCGCAGGTGAACGTTGGGAACTTCTCTATGCTGCGTGGAGAGTGGAACGCTACGCTGGTGGATGAGATGGGGGCATTTCCTTCGAGTGTTTACAAGGACCAAGTGGATGGTCTCAGCCGAGCCTTTGGGGAATTGCTCCCCGACGCGATGGCGTCGTGGTTGAAGTTGGCAGCAATGGCAGGGGCACGACGGTAGTAAAGCCGAGGGTGCGGTAAGGACAGATACGATGACAGCTACCAGCACCTCAGTAAAACCACGTATTCGCGTGCGCGCGCCAACTACAGATGCCTATCAGAACTTTAGCGCGAATTTTGGATACGGGTCACAGAACCTCACGAGCGCCGGAACTTACGGCTTTAACCCTATTTCCCGCTTCCACGTCTTGCTTGAGTGGATGTATAGAGGATCGTGGATTTCTAAAAAGGTCGTGGATTGTGTCGCTGATGACATGACGCGGGCAGGCACTCTGGTCGACAGCGACATGACCCCGGACCGGATCGATGCCCTACACGACCTGTGGGATGAGCTGCGCTTGTGGAACCGCCTCAATGCGACCTTAAAATGGTCACGTTTATACGGCACCGCGATGGCAGTCATCGTCATCGACGGGCAGCGGATGGATACTCCACTGCGTGTTGAGACGGTCGGCAAGGGGCAGTTCAAGGGCCTTGTTACCTTTGACCGGTGGCAATTATTCCCGTCGACCAACGACCTAGTCACGGACCCCGCCAATCAGGACTTTGGGCTGCCACGCTACTACGAGGTGGTGGCGGACGCCCGTTCCTTGCCAAGCTGGAAGATCCATCACAGCCGGTGCATCCGGTTTGACGGAATCGAACTGCCGTTCTGGCAGTCAATGTCGGAGAATTATTTTGGCAGCTCTGTTCTAGAGCCTGCCTACGACCGTATCCTGGCATTTGACTCCACGACCGCAGGTGCCGCCCAACTTGTGTTCAAGGCGCACCTTCGCGTCATCAAGATCGACAAGTTGCGCGACATCATTGCACGCAATGACGGCACCATCCAGGCGGTTTACGCTCAGTTGGAGATGATTAGGACTACCCAATCCTCCGAGGGGTTGACGGTCCTGGATGCAAAGGATGACTTCCAGGCCAACACCATCGGCTTCGGCGGCCTGAGCGACGTGATGATCCAATTCAGCCAGCAGCTTGCTGGCTCCGCGGACATCCCCCTGACGCGCCTGTTCGGGCAGTCGCCCGCCGGCCTAAGCTCGACCGGTGAGAGCGACATGAGAAATTACTATGACGCAATAAACAGCCAGCAAAAATCCCGTATGCTGCGCCCCGTCCGCCTCCTCTACGACCTGCTACACCGCAGCCGCTTCGGTGAGCCTCTACCCGATGGCTTCGGCGTAACATTCGCCCCCCTGTGGCAGTTGAGCGAGACCGAGCGCGCGGGCATCGCCAGCACCGTCGTACAGGCCATATCAGCCGCGCTACAGGACGGCGCCATCGACATTCCGACCGCGATGAAGGAGCTTCGGCAAAGCTCGCGGGTGACCGGCATCTTCAGCAACATCACTGATGAGGCCATCCAGGCAGCTCGCGAGGCGCCCCCGCCGAGCCCGATGGGGCCGGATGGGCAGCCGCTTGATCCTAACGATCCAACAGCACAGCAAACCGGCGCGTCTCCGGCGGGTCCCCACACCCCTGGTAATAACGAGGGACCCCAGCCCACCGACGCGCCGGCCACCCCTGGCGCCACCGAGGCAGAAGCTGACGATACCGCCTCAGGCGCGACAATGCCCGCTGGTGCCCTTACAGGTGCCAGCGCGGAGGCTAACCCTGCTGAGGCCACCGAGGCCCCTGACGGCTGGGTAGCACCACCCCCTGACGGCACCTGGGTCGAGGTGCTCAAGGACGGCAAGCGTTGGGTGCACATCACGAAAGATGGTGGCACGCAGGATTATCCGATGCGAACCATCCACGGCATCGACGTGGTGATTGAGACCCCGAAGGGGACGACGCGGCGCGGGTATGGGTGGGCTTCGGTCATGCCGGCGGATTATGGATATTGTCAAGGGACGTCGAGCGAGGAAGGCCCCCGCGAGCAAATGGACATTTTTGTTGGTCCAGATGAAGACTCGGAGCTGGCCTGGGTTATTGACCAGCTTACCCCTGAGACGGGGACCTTTGATGAATCCAAAGCTTTCCTGAACTTTGGTTCTGAGAAGGATGTAACAGACTGCTACAAGTCAGCATTCAGTGATGGTAGGGGTGCGGAACGCATTGGTACCATTAGGCGAATGCACGTCGATGTGCTGCGGAAGTGGCTCGCGGAAGAGTGGCCGTATGGCAAGGGTGAGTTGAAGCCTGATAGATGAGCTGCTGTATGGCAAGGGTGAGCTGACGCGCGAAACATGAGCAGCCTAACGGTCGACATCAATTTCACCGACGAGTTTGAGGAAGCGAAGCATCCACGCGGACAGCCTGGTAATGCCGGGCAGTTCTCGTCTACACCTGGTGTGTTCCCAAAGGGCCAAGAGACCCATCGCGGCATCCCCCTGTATAAGCCACACACCGGCGTGAAGCCGGGCAACTGGATCTCGAAGCTGTTCCAGACGATCAAGGGTGGTGAGGCCAAGGGCGAAGAGCCAGATGAAATGGCTGCGAAGCTGAAGGAGATCGCTGGGCAGTATGCCCCTGGCTCTGGTGCGTCCTATGCGAACCAGTTGCTGGCGTTCCTGGAAGAGTCAAATGGGCTGGCTAAGGGGTCGCTTGGCAAGGCTAAGGCGAAGCCGGCTGGGGTGAAAGAGGCTGCTCCGGTGGAGGCCGCCCTGGCTGAGGAAGTTCCAGCCGCCTCCAAGGCATCCAAGTTCCCCACGCCTGACTCCGGCAACGTGGCGCAGGTGAACTTGCTGAAGTATGCAGAGGCCGGCGACGAGGCGCAGGTCCAATCCTACCTTGAGGGTGGCTATAGCGCGCAGACCGAGGCATACGCTAAGGCTTGCTTGGCGGCTATGAAGGCTGACAAGGGTGCCAAAGAGCCGGGGCTGCCGGAGCCAACGCTCCCGCACAGCTTGGTGCAGCAGAAGTTGTTCGAAGAGGCACAGGCCGGCGACTTGGCATCAGTAAAGGTGCATGCCTACCAAGACCCAATAAACGTTGCATATCAGCAGGCTTTGATTAAGCACCTTGAAGCCCAGCAAGGCACCAAGGCTCCAGAGGCCACAACGGTGACTCCGGCGGCTGGCAGCGAGATCCCACCGATCCCGTTGGGTGCAAGCGTAGGCTCCTCCCTGCATGAGCTTGCCGAAAAAGGTGATCTGGCTACCCTGAAGGAGAAGGCAGAAGAAGGATACTACAGCACACCTGCCAACACCGCCTACGCCCAGACGCTGGTCGACTACCTTGTGGCAAAGCAGGGGGGTGGTAAGTCGGCCGCCGAGGAGCCGGCAGTGCAGGAGCCGGCAGTGCAGGAGCCGGCAGTGCAGGAGCCTGCTGCTGCCCCCGAGCCAGAGCCAACCCCAGTAGCATCGATCCCCACGCCACCGGACCCCAGCAATCAGTATCATACCGCGATGTATAAAGCGGCCATGAAGGGTGATCTGGCATCGGTCAAGGCGCACAGCTACAGCAAGGTGGAGAACCAGTCCTATCAAGCCGCGCTCATTGCACACCTAGAGGGGCAGGGCATCATGGCATCTGCCCCTCCACCCCCACTCCCCCACCCCCCAACTGGGTCCAAGCTCCAGCAGCAGCTCTACGACCTGGCAAAGGCTGGCAAGCTGGCGACGTTGTCGTTCAAGGTTAGCACCTTCACCGGCGCGAAAAACATCGCCTACGGCAAGAAGCTCCTTGAGGCGGCGAAGGCGATCAAGGCGCATGGGTTGGGGCAGGCAACGTCGGGGATGCCATCCCCCGCAACCGAAAAGGCGTGGGGGTTCGGGTCACATCAGGCGGCGACGTCGAGCACGCCACCGGCGCCGGCAGCCAAGCCGACCCTCCCCGCGCCAACCGCCCCGGCCGGCAGCGTCCAGCACACGATGCACGCCGCGGCGCAGACGGGGAACGCTGAGGCGATCAAGAGCGCGGTGCATACCGCGGCAGGGCTGACGCCGACTAACGTCGCGTATGCCAACTCGTTGCTCAAGGCGCTGGGCCAGGGGCCGATTGACAACATCCCCGACCCGAACAGCAGTAGCCAGCCGCAGAAGGACATGCACTCACTGGCCACCAACCAGTCCTTGTCGACCGCTGAGAAGATTAGCAAGGTGCAGGGGCTCGTGGCCGGCGGCTACAAGGGCGGCTACGCGGAGAAGTACGGGAAGCAGGTACTTGAGGCGCTTGGGAACAAGCCGGCGACAACCGCGGCACCAGCATCGAAGCCGGCGCCCACCCCCGCCAAGCCATCGGGGGTGATTACCTCTACCCGCAGCATTGCGAAGGTGCACCTGCCACGGTTCGCCGGGGCGCATTCTACCGTTACGCCGGAGCGGCTTGGGCTCTCGACGAAGGCCGCGTGGGCGAAGCTGCCGGCAAAGGTCACTTCCGCTGTCAAGGCGTACACGGACGGCACCTACGACAGCATGAACACCGCGTTGCGAGACCCAATCAACAGCAATCCTCCGCAGCACGTGATCGATAAGATCAACTCCCTGGACGAAGCATTCGAGCACGAGGGTGCCATTGCCCAGGAGGACCTCCGGGTTTATCGGGGGTTCAAGATCGAGCCGGTTGAGCTCGACCGGCTGCGAGCTGCAATCAAGAAGGGGATGCCTGCGACTTTCGATCAGGCTGGGTTCATGTCGTGCTCGATGAGCAAGTCGGTTGCGAACGGGTGGGGGTCCAACGCCTATTTGGACGTGTTGATCCCCAAGGGCAAGCGGGCGCTGTACCTTCAGCCGATCTCCGAGCACCAGAGCGAGGACGAGATGTTACTGCCGCATGGGCAGTCCTTCGAGCTGGTGGAGCTCCACGAGCCCCCAAATAATTTTGGGCACGGTAACCGACCAGTGTTACGCGTGGTGGTAAAGTAAGGTATAATAATCGAATGAGTGATCATCTTCAGCCATTCAAGGACGTCAGTCAGCGTTTCACCAGCCCGATGCGGATTCGCGTCGATGGTGAGATCATTTACGACCCCTATGAGGCGGACCCTCGTGCGCAGGCGCCGGGTCATGTTCTGACGAAACTGGACGCGGCCGAAGACGCCGCTCCAACCGCCGACGCTGTGACACCGCGCCGCACCGCCCGCGACGTGGTGGCCGGCCTCGCCGCTCGTCGCGCCCGGCGCCAAGTAGGTGCCGACCGAGCCTAAGCCGACCCCGCAGGAGGAGCGGCGGCGGCGCGCAAAGGAACGGAACGCATTCCGCCACGTCCGCAACGCGGACCGTGCATACAGTGCGCAGCTACGCCAGGTGGCCCGGCACGTGGGCAACCTGGTGGCGGCGTTCAACGCTAAGGACCCCAAGCAGGTCAACCGGCTGGTAGAGCTGCTGCGGCGCTACTCCGAGATCCTAACCCCCTGGGCGCATGCCACCGCCGGCCGGCTGCTGGCCGACGTGAGCAAGCGCGACGAGACAGCCTGGCGGCGCTACGGCGCTGAGCTGGGGCAGGAGTTGAGCGCGCAGCTACGGACGGCGCCGGTTGGCGTCGAGCTGGCGCGGCTGCTGGATCAGCAGGTTACGCTCATTACGTCGCTGCCGCTTGAGGCGGCGCAGCGGGTGCAGCGGTTGGCTACTGCTGCGCTGACTGATCCCACGCGGTGGACGGTGTTGGCGGCGGAGATCATGCGGACGGGAGATATTACCGTTAGCAGGGCTAACACGATCGCTCGCACCGAAACTTCAAGAGCCGCGAGCAGTTTGTTACAGGTTCGCGCGCTGCACCTGAACAGCGAGGGATTTATCTGGCGCAACAGCGGTGACGCCGATGTTCGTCCTGCTATCGGAACAAAGAACTTTGCAGCATTAAATACGTTGGCAAAAGGAAGCCACCGGAAATTAGAAGGCACGTTCCACCGCTGGGATGAGCCGCCAATCGCAGCACCGAACGGAACGAGAGCCTTGCCTGGTTGCATTTTCAACTGTAGGTGCTGGGCTGAGCCAGTTCTTCCAAAGGAAATAACAGGATGAGCAGGCTTACGGTTGACGTCAACATCACCAACACCCCACGCAAGCTACACGTGGATGATGCCCCTTCCATCCAACTCACGGCGCCATTGCTGATCCGCATCCTGGAGTGGGCGCGCGAGGATGCAAAGACCGATATCGCGCTGCACGAGGCTGTGGAGCGGATCGTGGACGCTGGCCCCGGCGTACTGGACAGCTACGAGTACGACACCGTCCTGAAGTTCCCAAAGGCATGACCAACCTAACCGTAGACATCAACTTCAAGGAAGCCGACCACCCCCGTGGCCAGCCGGGGAACGCGGGGCAGTTCAGCGCCACAGCGTCAGGGACACACGGCAGCACGCCGAGCCACGCCACCGCCCAGCACTACCACAGCAAGTCGACCGACGTGCCAGCGGACCTGCACGGCGTGAAACTATCACCCTGGCACCCACCGAAGGACAAGGCGGGATGGGCCGAGGTAGCCGGGCAGAAGCCAGACCTCAAAGAGCCCCCGCCACCCGACCTTGGTAAGGGCATGAAATTCTCCGCAGGCGTCCTGATCCAGGAGCCCGACGGCCGGGTATGGGTCGTGAAGCCCAAGGACGCTTTCGGCGGCTACAAGTACACGTTTCCAAAGGGCGGCGTCAGCAGGGGCTTGTCACCGCAGGCCACCGCCATCAAGGAGGCTTACGAGGAGACCGGCCTGCACGCCGAGATCACCGGCTACGCGGGCGACCACAAGGGCGACACTAGCGTCACCCGCTACTACCTCGCCAAGCGGATCGGCGGCACGCCGCTTGATCACGGCTGGGAGTCTGAAGGTGTAAGTCTGGTCCACCCCGACCAGCTCCACGACTTCCTCAACCGCTCCCGCGACCGTGCAGTGGCACACGAGCATCTGGGCGCAGTCGCGCCGGTTCACGCTGCACCTGCCACCACGTCGCCTACGGCTCACCAACCTGCCGGGGAATCAGCCCCTGGCATGCTGCCGCTGAGCTCGCTGCACAAGGTAGGGCATCAGCTTGGCAGCAACCCCGGCGGCGTCTACGAGAATGCAGCGGGCAAGCGATACTATGTGAAGCTTGCCAAGTCCGCCGACCACGCCAAGAACGAGCACCTTGCGGCGCGTTTATACGCAATGCTTGGTGTGCCGGTCCTGGCCAACCGGCTGGTTGACACCGGCGGTGGCAAACTCGGCACCGCGACCGAGTGGGTGGAGAAGCAGGCGTACAACCAGCAGGACCCGCACCACGTCACCGAGGCACGCAAGAACTTCGCCGCCCACGCGCTGCTCGCCAACTGGGACGCCGCCGGCCTTGACCTCGACAACCAGGCAATGGTCAACGGCAAGATGACCACGCTCGACCCGGGCGGCTCGCTGATCTACCGGGCGCAGGGTGGTCCCAAGGGCGCGGCGTTCGGAAACACGGTGGGCGAGTGGGATAGCCTCCGCGACCCCCACAACGGCCCGACCACGATCCCCTTCCGGGGCATGGATGCCGCCGAGATGAAAGCCTCTGCCGAGCGGATCGCTAAGGTGCCGATGGGTGAGCTACGTCAGCTCGTGATGCGGCATGGCCCCGGTAGCGCGGAGCAGCGCGAGGCACTGGCTACCAAGCTGACGGCCCGGCATGCCGACCTGATGAAGCGTGCCGGGATCAAGTGACGACCCCCTTTCAACCACAACGGAGTCCAACCACCACCATGAAGACCGCCCTCCTCCTGCGCGCAGCCGCGCTGGCCGCCCTTGTCGCGCTCGTGCCGCTCGCCGGCCGGGCGCAGGTCTACAACACCAACTCGCCGGTTTACATCCCCACCGCCGTCCTGGCCACGACGACGCTCAAGACGACCGGCGACGTCTACTTCCAGACGCAGAACACCAACGCGGTGAGCGTCCAGCTTCTCGGCAGCCACGGCAGCCTCGTGGCCGCGGTGCAGGGCACCAACCAGGGCGCAGACGTCAGCAACGCCAACGCCACCTGGACCGCGCTTACCATGCTGCCAGTCCCGTCCGGCGCCGGTGTGGCCAGCGTCACCGCCAACGGCTTCTGGTATGTGAACGCCAGCGGCATGACCCGCGTCCGTGTGCACGTCAGCACGATGGCCAGCGGCACGCTGACGGTCAACGTCGCGGGCACCACGGTTCCTGCGGGTGTGATCCTGGGCGACGGTACGACCAGCGTCATCGTGAAGGCAGCGTCGACCTCGGCCATCGCGACCGACTCGGCGCTCGTCGTGACGCAGTCCCCGAACGTGGTCGACCCCTGCATGTCGCCGATGGTGGCCAAGTCAAGTGCGGTCATCAACGTGACATCGTCGAGCACCACCAAGATCGTTGACACCAGCGCCTCGACCGTTGTCTACGTTTGCGGGTTCAGTGCAACATTGAGCGGCACCACGCCGACCGCGACGTTCACCAGCGGCACGCACGTCAGCGCCGACTGCGATACTGGCGCCGCTGTGAAGACCGGTACCTTCGCGCCGGTGGCAGGTGGCCTTCTGCACGCAGGCTA